TGTGTCGTCAACGGGGAGGAGACCACACTGGACCCAAACGCACAGGGCAAAATGGGTGCAGCAATGGCAGCGTCGGCCGCAGTGCAGGAAGCCCAGTCACAGGTCGACGAGTTGGAAGACATGCAACGGGCGTTGGGCGCAGGAGGAGCTGGTACAGACGCTGGAACGGACGGGCAAATGGACTTCGCTGCTATCCAGCAGCAGTGGGATCGGGTCCGCAATGACTGGCAGCTCCGCCGGATCATCGAATTGGCCGGCCGCTACCGCCGTGTCGCCCAGGCCAAGCAACGGGCGAAAGCCCAACACGGGTACGACGACATGGTGGGCGTGGAACTGGCCGGCGACATTGGACGGCTGCTGCCCGTCGAACTGTCCAAGTTGGCCGACGAGGACTTGGAACTGGACACACTGCGCAGGATCGTGGAGCGACAAGCGTACTGCCGTGAATACCAGGGTACGGAGAAGGTTGGAAAGGGCCCAATCATCGTATGCGTCGACGAGTCGTCCTCGATGTCCGGGGAACCACTGGCCAAAGCTAAAGCGTTCGCACTGGCTATGGCCTGGGTCGCAAAGCACCAACGACGCTACTGCGCACTGGTGTCGTACTCCGGGTCCAACTGCCCCGGCCACGTAGTGGTGCTGCGTCCTGGAAAGTGGGACGAGTCCAAGCTAATGGACTGGCTGACACACAACTACGCCGGCGGAACTCGGATGGATGTGCCGTACGACGTAGTGCCGAACAAGATGTGGAACGACATGAACCCTCCACGCGGCAAGACAGACATGATTGTCATCACGGACGGGGTCGTCCCCGTGTCCGACCATCTGGCCGACTCGTTCAACGCCTGGCGGGAACGGGAGCAAGTCAAAACGATCACACTGATCATCGGCCGTAGTGACCCAAAGGACTTGCGCAAAACGTCCGACGAAATCCACAACGTCTCCAGCATCGGTTTGAACGAAGCTGGTGTTCAATCCTGTTTCTCTATCTAAGGAGTTTGAAATGAATCTTTACGTTTGGGACAATACCGGTAATTTCTTCGAGCCGGAGGACGACCAGGACGGCAATCCGTTTGCCTACGGAGGCTATTGCATCGTGATGATTGTTGGACTCAACCTCTACGTCTGTAAGCTCGATGAAATGTCGGACGTCACACGTCAACTCACATCCCTTTTCAACCGCTAAGGAGAAAACATGCCACGCGTACATCACGTCAAGAAAGCCCGGAAGGATCATCCAGACATTGGAGTCAAAAAAGGCGAACCCTATTACTGGTGGGGAATGATGCATGGCGGACGTGGAGTCCGTCACAAGTCCAAGACATACCCACGGCCACAGCAGCTCACACAATCGGAGTTTCGTATCAGCTGCATGGACGTGGAGGATATGCTGCAGCAATTGGAGGATCCCGAAAACCTACAGGACATCATCGACGCCGTCCAACAAATCGCCGACGAGTGTCAGGAGAAGTACGACAACCTGCCGGAAGGATTGCAGATGGGTTCGTCCGGTGAACTACAGGAAGAACGACGCGACGCCATGGAAGCGTGGGTCAGCGACCTGGAGTCCTACCTGGACCCTGAATTCGGCGAAGGAGAGGAGTACGAAGACCTGGAGGCTTGGAAGGAGGCCGTGCAGCAGTGCAGCGGAGAATACTAGCGAGTTGACATCACGTAACGGACCGTCTACAACGGGCGGTCCGTTACGGTTTCCAAACACACACAGGACAGGCAGAGGACAGGCAAATGTCTCGCAAAACCAAAACGTACCAAATCGATGGGTACACGATCAAACGTTCGTCGCGTATGGAGAAGGGCAAAGAGGTTGACATCCGATGGGACGGCCAACTGGACGAGTTGTTTGAGTCCGTCCGGTTACTCATCTGGAAGATTTGCCACAGACACGCGGTCAAGTACGGCGGTGACGTGGAGGATCACTACGAGCACGCAGGACTGCTGTTCATGCGGGCCCTGAAAGCTTACAAGCCCAGCAAGGGTTCCAAGTTCTCGTCGCTGTTGTACCAACACGTTCAGGGTGGATTGCTGGATGCATTCCGGTTTCAAAAACAACGGGAGTCCAAACTCAAACCACATGGAGAGGCCCCGTTGCCGTTCATCCCGGATGATTCCACGTTCGATGTGCGCACGTTGAAACGGTCTGTCTCCCGGGACGGAGCCCTCGTCATCCATCTCACGATAACGTACCCGGGAAAGGTCGGCCCCTTAGTTCGCGGTGCTGGACTCCACCAGGGAGCAGCAACCGTCGACGCGGACACACAACAAGACATCCAGGGCGAGCTGCGTTGGTGGTTAATGGAATGGGGCTGGAACCCACAACGCATATCGTCCGCATTCCAAGAAGTCGCCAGTGCCCTCTCCGCTTAAAAACGACCGTGAACTCAAAACCTATTCCAGGATCTGCCGGCAACTGAAAGCGGAAGGACTCCACGTGGAAGACATGCCGCCCGAGATCCAGCAGTCCTGGCTTTACCTAACGCAGCGGGCCATCACCCGTTACATGGAACTCAAACGGGAAGGATGGGAGGATGAAACGAACGAAGCCGCGCAAGTACCAGCTGCAGGCCGTACGTGCGATTCAACATAAGTTCGACGGACGTGCCCTGTTGGCCGACGAGATGGGTTTAGGTAAGTCGTTGGAGTCCTTGGTAGCGTTGGATCGCAACAAGACTTTCATGCTGCCGGCACTTGTCATCTGTCCGGCCAGTCTGAAGTGGAACTGGCAGCACGAGGCCAAGATCCATATCAACATGGCCGCAGACGTGCTGGAGGGTAGGACTCCTCCTCCAAAGCGTCAACTGCGGGACCGTAGCAGCAGTCTGCTGATCATTAACTACGAAATCCTGACACCCTGGATGGACTTCTTGAAGAAGCTGGACCCACAGCTCGTCATCATCGACGAAGTGCACAGGATCAAAAGCAACAAAGCCATCTGCACAAGCAACGTCCAACAGATTTGCAAGTACACACCACACCTCCTGGCGTTGAGTGGTACGCCGATGACAAACCAACCCGCCGAGCTGTTCACTACGTTGAAGCTGTTGTGGCCAGATGCGTTTCCTTCGTTCCCAGCGTTTGCGATGCGGTACTCCAATCCGGAGATCAACGCCTGGGGTACAACGTACAAAGGCGGACGCAACTTGCCGGAGCTGCACCAGAAGCTAAAGGATCTGGGAATGATCCGGCGGACGAAGGAGCAAGTGCTACACGAACTGCCGTCCGTCTCCACCAACGTTGTACCTGTCCGTTTGGATAGGAAACAAGCAAAGGAGTACCAGTCGGCCCAGTCTAACTTCTTAGCGTGGCTGCGCAAAAAGGTAAAGTCCAAGAAGAAGGTAGCAGCGGCCACGCGGGCCCAACGTCTTGTCAAAATTGGATACTTGCGACGACTGGCCGGCGAACTCAAAATGGCCCATCTCCATTCTTGGATCGACAACTTCTTGGACTCGGAACGCGGGGAGGAGAAGTTGATTGTGTTTGGGATCCACAAGAACATCCTGAAGCCGTTGCACGAACGTTACAAGTCACTCAGCATCCTGATCGACGGGGACGTGGGCGGTAAGAAGCGTCACCTAGCACTGGAGGAGTTCAGGCACCAGACACAACGGATGATTGCATTCGTCAACATCCAGGCCGGCGGTGTGGGTCTCAACATGCAGGAAGCCAACCACGTCCTATTCGCTGAACTGCCTTGGACTCCCGCGGAAGTGGACCAGGCCATCTCACGTGCGCACAGGATGGGACAGAAACGCAACGTCCAGGTCTACTTCTTAATCAGCGAAAATACAATAGAGTCGAAGCTATGCAAGTTGCTGCTAACCAAGCAGGACTTGTCGGAGCAAACCTTAGACGGCAAAACGGAAGGAGGTATGTCCAAGCAGTCCATCTTTGAATCGTTAGAACGTGAACTCTTTAGATTAGAACGTAAACTCTCTAGAACAGGCAAATGAAATGAATCGTGCACCGGACTGGTTGTTGGACAACTCTATCTTCGAGGAGGTGGCATACAGCCCGGACGCTATCCCAGAAATGCCCGGCTACATCACCCTCACACACTGCGCAGGAACAGAACGATGGAAGGCACAGTGGTCCCTGGACGACACCAGTGAAAGCGAAGCAGTGATGACGTGTCACTTGCTGTACTGCACCAACTTCGAATTCTGGGTTGCTCCCTTTATTCAACCCACCCCGGAAGTAATCAAAGGGATTCGCAATGGAGATGCTTGATGTCCTGCGGGACCTCAACGTCAACATAGCTCCGGAAGGACACCAACACACACGGCACGGGTGGATCAATTTTGATTGTCCATTCTGTGCAGCAGGGATGAACAAGTATCACATGGGGTACAACGTGGCCGCAGGCTACGTGAACTGCTGGAAGTGTGGGCGTCACCGGACAGTTGAAACGTTGATTGAATTAGGGATGCAACCCAGAGCTGCGTCCGCTATCTATCACAACGTAGATCACTCAGAAGACTGGGTGAAACCCGAACGGACCCACCTCGAACTACCGAAGAGTGGCGAGCTGCTGCCGGTCCACCGCAAGTACCTACGGCAACGTGGGTTTGACCCGGAGGAGATTCAACGTCTGTGGGACGTGCGCGGTATTGGACTCCACTCTACGTTGGCCTGGAGACTGCTGATCCCCATCCACTACCAGGGTGAAATCGTTTCGTGGACTACGCGTAGCGTTGGGAAGGATCCCAAGAAACGTTACCACTCGGCCTCCGCGGAGGAGGAGTCCATGAACCACAAGGAACTGCTGTACGGGGAGGACTACTGCCGTCATGCTGTGATCGTACACGAGGGGCCGTTGGACGTTTGGGCTACGGGCCCTGGTTCTGTGTGTACGTGTGGAACGTCGTACACGAACGGTCAAGTCCGTCGAATTGCGGAGTACCCGAAACGCATTGTGTGTTTCGACTCGCAGGAGGAGGCACAGGAGCGCGCCGAATCGCTATGTGATCTACTCGACGTGTTTCCCGGGGAGACATACAACGTTTCATTGGAGACTGGTGCGGACGCTGCGGAGGCGGACGAAGACGAACTCGAAGCTCTACGGAGGTATTTGAAATGAACGACAATCCTTTCACTGGCGTGTGGATCCCTGCTTCACTGTGGCACTTGGTCACTTCCAAAACAATCAACAGCACTGAACTGGTCCTGTACCTGGTCCTTCGAGTACACACACCAGAAGGAAAAGAGAGCTCCCACTCTAACGGAGCGTTGGGGCTGCTGTTGAACGTCTCGACCAGGACAATCACAAAGCATCTAAGCGGATTGGAGAAGGCGGGTTTGATACAAGTTACAAACGAACGGACCGACATGGGCATCCAACGTTGGATACGGCTGATCCATCCAGACGAATTGATGGGACGTGGAGAGTCGCTATGACCAAAGACGAAGAACAAGAGTTCGTTCACTATCTTGTGATCCCAAAAGAGATCGTAAGAAAAGTGGAAGCAAGAGACATCTCATGGACGGAAGCGGTCCTAATGTCACTGATCAAAAACCTGTCAAACGACGAACGGCCTTGCTACGCAAGCAACCGTTACCTGTCCAAGCGAATGGCATTATCCATCGACCACCTAAGAACTTCCATTCGAAACCTAATCACACTTGGATTGGTGCTTCGAACCACTGACGAAGAAGGCCGACGATACTTGTCTGTGACAGAGTCGATCACTTACGCTGAGCCCCCTGGAAATGATTGTCCAGGCCCCGGGTTATGGATAACCCGCCCCCGGGTTATGGATAACCCACATAAAGTAAAGTTAAATAATAATACAAAAATCCCAAAAGTAGAGGATGGAAAGATGGTCACTGGTTTCAACGGCCAACCAGTCGACACGGCCGCAGGCCGTGGAGTACCAAAGACTAAGAGGCCCAATCCCTTCGACAGACTGTGCGCTGCTAACCTCTTGTATGCCATCAACCCAAGGAAGAAACACCCATCGTCCACACTCATCAAAGAAGCTCACCACTTCCGTCTGTTACGGGAAGTCGACCACATCGAAACGGAGGACATCGAAGAAGTCCTCACCTACCACTGCCGCCATCTACGGGACCAGTACCAACCCACAGCGATCAGTGGGAAGGAGTTTCGTACCAAATGGCCAAAGCTACTTGCGGCCTATCGTCGGGCCCATCCCAAAGAGTTGGAACTGGAGATCAGTCCGGCGTGTAAACAGATCGTGGAACGTTTGCGGATGAACCGTTGGCCAAAGGGATCAGGGGATCAACTCGAAGCGGAAGTCCAACAGGCACTGAACGCAGCCAAGGCCTTCCACGATGGTATGCGTCAATTCCGAGACATGATGCCCAGCACACAGAGACTTGAGAATGGGTCCGTCAAGTATATCAAACCTGGCGTGGCCATCCGACACCTCCTCCAGTGTTGGCCATCAAACCACTTAGTGGAGAGTCACTACGAACAAGTGTTCCATCGAATACGAACATGGGATGCGTGGAGCGGCGACATGGGTATGTTCCGCTTGGACGAGAAGTTCTTCGAGCAGTGGGTCTACAAAGAACTGCAACAACATGGCGGCGACAACTATGCGCAATCTCTTACAGGGAAGTTGATGGATGAAATCTACCAAGCGTGACACAACACACGAACGACGGATCCTGACGGGTATGGTTGTGGACTCCCGGTTGCTCGGCCACATAGCCGACAAGTGGGATGGGGCCATGTTCAACTCGCGCTGGTCCAACATTGTGGGCGAGTGGTGTGTTGAACACTTCCGCTCATACGGGAAGGCTCCACAGGACTCCATCGAACCCATCTTCGAAGGATGGGCGGAGGGGCAACAGGACAAAGAAGTGGTGGAGATCGTGGACAGGTTCCTGTCTGGACTGTCCGGCGAATACAAGCAGCTCTCCAAAGAGAGCCAATCCGAGTTCCTTGTGGACAAGGCCGCGGACTACTTCAACAAGGTACGACTGAACAAACTAATCAAGAAGGTGGAGTCCTCCCTGGAGCGCGGCAAAGGCAAGGAAGCCATGGACCAGCTGCAATCGTTTCACAAGCTGGAGATGGGCAATGGGGCTGCTGTCAGTGTGATGCGAGACAAGCAAGTCCTAATGGATGCCTTTCAAAAGCAAACGGAACCACTGATCAAATATCCACAGGCGTTGGGCAACTTCTTCGGTAACTCGTTAGAACGGGATGGACTGATTGCGTTTATGGGTCCAGAGAAACGTGGGAAGACGTTCTGGCTGATGGACATAGCCTGGCGAGCAGCCATCCAGCGTCGTCGTGTCGTGTTCTTTGCTGTGGGTGATATGTCACAGGATCAAATGATGCGACGCTTCGCAACGCGGGCTGCACGTCGGCCGTTGGAAGCCTGCAAGTTCAAATATCCAACCACGTTAATGAAGGACCCGGATCTGGATGCGGAAATCACACACGATGAACGGGAGACAACGAGTCGTCTAAGCTGGCAGCAGGCTTACAAGTCCATGCGCAAAGTCCTGAAGACCAAGATTCGTTCGGACGACGACTACTTGAAGATGAGTGTCCATCCCAACTCGTCAATCAGTGTGACTGGGATAGCAGCGATCCTAAGTGAGTGGGAGAGGGACGGGTGGACGCCCGACGTCGTTGTCATCGACTATGCCGACATCCTGGCCCCTCCTCCGGGCCAACACGAAGACACGCGTGCGCAAACGAACGGAACGTGGAAGCAACTGCGGGCCCTGTCCCAGTCACGTCATTGTCTCGTTGTGACGGCTACCCAATCGGACGCAGCGTCGTACTCCACGGACACGGTCAAGAAGCAACACTTCAGCGAGGACAAGCGAAAGCTGGCCCACGTTACTGGGATGATTGGACTCAACGCTAACGACACTGAAAAGTCGAACGGCCTAATGCGATTGAATTGGATAGTGAGACGTGAATCCGCGTTCGCTGAATCCCAGTGTGTCCACGTTGCTGGTTGTTTAGCGATAGCCAACCCCGCAATCAGGAGTGTCTTCTAATGAAATGCACAGTGGCCCCTGGGCCCTACCCGTTCTACCTACCGCCCTCCCGCAAACCGTTTGATCCTGTTACTGCGTTGGCCGACTTGGCAGAACACAACGGGCTCAACGCGTCGGCCTTCGTTGGACGGGAGGAGGATCACTGGGTGGAGATGTTGGAAGCGGTGTCGATTGATCCCGACATGCTGAACTCTGACCTAGCCGAAATGGCGGACGCCCGACGTGCAGCGAAGTTGCGTCACCTGATTGAATCCCTGGAGGACCAAAACAAGGAGAACGAACCCGCAGTGGAGGCTCCGCCCTGTGTTGTTGATCCCAGCAAACAATCACAGAACATCTTTGGGCACGTACCCACAGCAGTCATTCGTTGGATGGGAGCTGAAGGGTGGACGACGACACAGGCCGTCGCGGTGTTGGAGTCACTTGACATCGATGTTGCCATCGGTACCATACGCGCCCAGCTTCGAGGAGGTGTCACAGGGAAGCGCGGTGCGATTCCTGAACTCACAGACAATCAAGTCGATACCCTTTATGGTTTACTGCCCGACTGATTGTTCGATACGATAATGGTAGTGAACCAAACGTACGGCCGGCAGGCCCAACTGTTTCTTTAGGAGACCAACCATGCAAACGACACGAGAACAACTGAACGGCCTGTTCGTGGCACTTGAAATGCCGATGGCCGCAAAGTGGACCGAGAAGCGACTGATGGACAAGATCAAGAAGTTGCCCGAAGCCGTGGACGAGGACACCGACGCGGGTGAGTACCAGGAGCTGCTGGACGAACTGCTGGAAGCGGTAAGCGAGAAGGACGAAATCGAGATCACCGAGGACGAAGCACCCGCTAAGAAGAAGAAGACGACCAAGAAGAAGACGACGGCCAAGAAGGCTCCGGCCAAGAAGAAGGCTGCTGCCAAGGAGGAAGAGGAGTACGAGGACGCGGAGGAAGAGGAGGAAGAGGAGGAGGAAGAAGAAGCTCCGAAGCCGAAACGTTCGCGCAAGAAGGTGGCCCCGAAGAAAGCGAAGGCCGAAGTCGAGGAGGACGTCGAGGACGACGAGGAGGAGGACGACGAGGAAGAAGCCAAACCCAAGTCCAAGAAGAAGGCCGCCGCCAAAAAGAGCAACAACAAGAAGGCGACGAACAAGGCTCCGAAGACTCCAAAGGCTCCGGGCGTCATCGCGTCCATCGCCGAGTTCTTGAAAAAGGCGACGGGTAAGAAGCCCATCAGCAAGGACGCCCTGTGTGAGAAGTTGGCCGAGCGATTCCCCGAACGGGATCCGGATTCGATGATGCGTACCATTAACGTCCAAGTGCCGAACCGACTCAAGTCGGACAAAGGCCTGGTCGTTAAGAAGAACGACAAGGGTTACTGGATCGAGGACTAGTTCGTTGTCAGGAGGTGTTTACGGGCGTTGCATCTCCTTCGCTGGGCCCATCCGTTCTGTTCTGCGGGTGGGCCCAGTTTTTTTGTTCTTCCTACCTACCCAAGTAAATTCAAATGATCACCCAAATCACACGCAAGTTGGAGTTCGACGCGGGTCACCGGGTCCTTGGCCACGAAACCAAATGCAAACACCTCCACGGACATCGTTACGTGGCCATGATCACTGTCAGTGCACTAGGACTCGACAGCCTATCCCGTGTCGTCGACTTCAGCGTTGTCAAAGCAAAGGTAGGAACGTGGATCGATGACAATTGGGATCACAACATTCTGCTGAACCCAGACGACCCGTTGCTGGACGCTGCTGTGGATGTTGAAAAGGACAAAGACAGTCCGATGGAATTGTCGGACGAACCCATTTGGCAGGGCAAGCAGCCGTTCATTATGGGACCAGGCCAAAACCCAACGGCGGAAGTGATGGCCCACTACTTGTTTGACGTGAGTGTCTCGTTGTTGGAAAAGGAGGGCCTCACTGTGGAACGTGTGCGCCTTTACGAGACTCCAAACTGCTATGCTGATTACACGCGTTGACCACGAACATAACACGGCCTTAGTTCTGCCTGGCTAAGGACTAGCGGTCGTTCAGGCCCCCTGTGCCCCAGGGGCCTGGGCGGCTGCGTTTTCTATCACGGTTTGGTTTGTTACTTTTGGAGAGTTGAGAATGAGAAGTTTGATTTGTTTTGCTTTGATGTTGTTTCCCGTTGCAGCGAAGGCGCAGTGGGAGATGGACGACTGGTCGATGGTTCAGCGTGGGTCGGAGAGCGAGCACAGCTCTCGTATCGGAGCTGCGGGCGCACTTGCGGACGCACTCGCTGAGCGTATCTCAGCACAGGAAATGGCTGGTGCTGCCGACGATCTCAAGGCCGCGACGGAGAGCCTCTACAACGAGTACGTTGACGCCTGGTATGATGCGTATTCAACGTTCGTTGGTTTTCCGTACGGCAATTTCGATTACATCAGTCAAGTAGTGACTGGGGACAACAGGATGACAGCCGGGGACGAGGCCATCGGCTATGGAGAGAACGATTCGTCTGGTTCCCTGGACCATGGGATCAACAGAGTTGAGGCCGGTGACAGCAAGTGGGGCCTCGGCCAGTGGGCGGAGAGCTACGCTATCGATGACTGGAATGACTCCTCTGACGAATTCGGTGACGCCGAAGGCAAGTTCACGGACGCCTACGACTTCTACTATTCGGCAGGCACTTCTTACGCTGCTCTTGGTGCTGAGATTTTGAACCACATCAACAACCTTCCTGATCCTGAATAGCCACGAACGGCTGTTCACAGTTTGATGTTTAATTTGTTTGTTACTTTTGGAGAGTTGAGAATGAGAAGTTTGATTTGCCTCGCCCTTGTAATGGGGATGACTGCCCTGTGTTCCGCACAAACGCCAGCACAGATCGCTGCGAAATTAACCGCAGCAGACGCCATCGTGGATTTCCAAGAAGCACAGGGGGACGCGGCCAACGCTCACACTGATGCCAATGACCAGCGCGATTATGCGATCAACGATGTTCGTCCGGAATGCATTGACGAAGACTACCTGCTGGAGGGTGATAACCACATCACGTCGGGCGATATAGATCGTGCGGTGGGTGCGACGACCTACAATCAAGCAGGACCGTTTGGTACGGCGGCCGTCGACGCTTACAACGATGGGATCACTCATTGGAACGCGGGAGAGTATGCAGACGCAGCCGATGACTTTAGCACATCGATCTCCAATTCCAGTTCGGCCTATGCCCGGTACACGACCGCGGAGGCCAAGTTCATCGCAGCGCGGGACGAATACTGCGCTGCCGAAGTCTCCTTTTGGAACGGATGGGAGTAACGAATAAGAAGGAAGCCGCTGCAGCAGAGTGCGGGAGGACTTTCACATACGGTAGTGACTGGACTCCCGCACTTCTTTATTCACACAGGCAATTCAATGTTAAACAATCAACCGCCCGAGAAACGCGTCGCAGCAGAAGCAAGTTCAAGCGAACTGGATTTCATCTCCGCGTGGAAAACGATTCAGGGTGAGGGGCCCTTCGCCGGAATGCCGGCCGTCTTTGTGCGCCTAGCTGGCTGCAACCTTCAATGTCCTTGGTGTGATACCAACTACACGGTCGGACGTCAGACCCATAGCACAGATGAGATAGTGGAGATCGTGAAAGGGATACGATCCGCTGGGCTCGTTGTGCTCACAGGAGGGGAGCCATTCCGTCAACCCATCGGTCCGCTGTGCAAGCAGTTGATCCTCGAAGGGTTTCAAGTCCAAATAGAAACGAACGGAACGATGGCCCCTGCGCATCCCATCTTCCAAGTCAAAGACGCGGTTGCGATTGTGTGTTCACCAAAGACACCAAAGATCAACCCACAACTACGGAACATCGTCACGGCGTGGAAGTATGTCCTGGAGGCCGGGAAGGTGGACAAGGACGGATTGCCGTCCAGTGCGCTAGGAGGGCCA